GGCCGCCGCTGTACTAGCTGCTTTAGCATAGACTACATTAGCTGTGGCACTTGAATCATATAAAGTTAAAGTCCAGTCCGCCGTCGCTGATGCATGGGCATTATAAGCAGCGATAGATTTTACTAATGCCACCGTTTCTGCGGGGCATGTGTAAAGGGTTTGAATGTTTGTTGTAGCAACAACATTAATATTATTTTTATATACGTTAGCCATTTCTTCTTTTCCTCTATTTTACCTTAACTTGTAAACAAAGTAAAGGCTTCATACTCATCAATAAGCTGTTGCTGATAAGTAGTATTTAATTTTTGAACTACTGACCCTACATTGTCCGCTAAATTTTGAACATTTTCTCTATTAAAATCGGGTCCTAATATATCGGCTATAACTTCTGCTATCTTTGCCATTATCTTCTTCCTCCTGCGTGAATATCCAATCTAAACGTTCCCATTCTCCAACTCTCATCGGTACCTACATTACCTACCTTAAGAGCAATTTGTCTTGCTCGTTTTCTAGTAAAGACTTGAGTAGTGGATGTGGTTACTACATAAGAAGTAGAGACCGCAGCGCTACTTGGAAAGGCCTTAGAGTTTAAATACACTTTGGCATCTCCGGTTTGAGCTCCAAAGTCTGGAATAATTCTAGAAACTCTCATCATAAATTCTCCTTGACCCTGTAATCCTTCTTGGCGGCTAATATCATAATCTCCAGATTCTACATAAGCCGCGATGGCATTTTTAGTTCCATCATAAAATACTTCATTGGTTCCTGTTTCTTGTTTCCAGTAGTAACTTGCCCCATTAGAAACTCCAAGAACGGTTGGATAAGTAGGGGTTACCCCGGATTTAAATTCAGTAGCATAAGGTTTACTAAAGACTCCTTCAATAGTCCATGTTGAACGAGCTAAAGAAGAAGTTGTCCAAATTTGGTTTTCAGGATTAGATTCCATATAGTTAAAAGTTACCGATCGATCTACATAATCGGATCCTGAACTTGGATAAAACCAAGTGATTTCTCCGAAGAGAGCATTCACGGCCACATGAATTTGTTGATTAGCATTAGTATTAATATCTTCAAAGACATAATCTTCAACCAGACATGGCATTAATTCTACTCGGCCTCCATTGTATCTATAAAATCCAGTAGGACCCATCCAATAGGCGATACCATCTACCTCGGCTGCTGCGTGTTGACTAGACATACCACAGTTAGTTCCGACTTGAGTAAAACCAAAAGTTAAAGGAGGTCCAATAAATTTCATGGTGTACATGGCAGTATCCGTCCATAAATAAACCGCTGTCTTTCCGACAATCCCTCCCATTAGTTTAGAGCCATCGGTCAGTCGCTGACTGCCGGCTGTATTATTTTTAGTAGGAGTCCATGTAGTAGTTGAGTTTTGATCCGACCATCTCACAAACATATCATCTTGAGTGGTAGAACTCTGTAAAGTGGTTTCAGTTCCTATACATACTAAGTGACGATCAGGTGTAGATAACACCAAATCTCTAGAAGCCGTTGGAACTTCTGTTCCTGTTACGGCTACGGCTCGAACTTGTAGATTAGGAATAGAAGGCTCCCATTGAAAGATTCTTTTATTATGGATAAGAGCAATTAAATTTTCACCATAATTAATTAATCGCCATTGACCCGGTTCAATTACAATATTAGAAGACGTACTGGCACTGCCCCAACCCACCCAGTTGGTTGCATCATAAACCGTTGCTCCATTACTATGGGACGCGGTCGATGTTCCATTAGTGCCTCGAGTGATTCCAGTGAGATCACTACCGGATACTCCGGTATAAGTAATAAGTTCACTATCCACCAATATAGTTCCAGAGCTACTAAAACCTGCTGTACTCGCTAGAGTAATACTGGTTCCTGTTCCTCCGGTTCCTGCGCTGTCGTTTAATAAAGGCCCATTTAATGTACTGTTGGTTGTTGGATTATTTTGACCACCCCAGGTATTAGTTCCCCAACCATAGCCATACGTTTGTTTAACAGGGCCAATCACATAATAAAATTTAACCGTAGTACTTCCTCCGCTGGCTGCGGAACCTGAAGAACTACTCGTAATAGTAAAGGTAGTTGCAGAAGGAACGCTTTGAACTTCAAAGAGTTTATCTTCAAAATCACTATTACTTAATCCTGTACCTCCAGGCAGACTCACTGCATCTAATAAGATGATATCCCCGACCTCTGCTCCGTGGGCCGTGGAGGTTGTTATAGTAACTGTGGTTGTACCATCAAAAGTAAAGGTTGCTGAAGCTTGTTCCCTAGAGGTATCAAGAGGAGTGATGTCATAGACCGCTCCTTCAAAATATATATAGAGACATTTATTGGTACCAATGGCAGCGTATTTATTACCCGCTAAATCAACCCATGTGTGTTGATCACGGCCCGCGCCTATAAGATTAGAATTAACAAGTTGTTCCCATCCTCCTACCTTTTCGGGAAAGCCATAACGAAAACGAGTGTAATCTGCATTAACCCATTTACCTTCGGCCCCTGTATCGGAGGACTGTTTATCTAATCCTGGTACTAATCTGATCTTATGTAGCATAGAAAAATCCGTTTATGGTTAAATTATACTAGATCGAGAGGGATTTCAACTGCTTATGAAGAGGCGTAGAAGACCTTTGTGGTGGAAAGAATCCCCCACGCCGAGCTTCTTTATATATTATTTTTTCTTATTTGGCAACTTAAAACCTTTAAACCAAGCAGGAAGACCTAAAAAAGGTCGTTTATCATACAGATTGTCTTTAGCCGTTTTCTTCGTTTTATCATTATAATGTAAAAAAACTTGACCACAATCTTTACCAGGAAAAGGATCTCTCCAATGTTCTAATTCACAGCCCATGTAAATGAGCATATCTCCTTGATCTAAGTTTACTTTTATTCCTGCCATCCCCGTTTTACCAGAGGGTTCTAAATAAATAGGCCAGGGATCTCCTCCTAGATTTAAAGTCGTAGAGACTTCACAAGAGTAACGATCCTTATGTCTGTGTAAAATATCCCCTTGCTTATAGATTCGTGCATAAGAATAGGCTGGTTGTAACTTAAATCCAGTTTCTTTCTCCATTTTTGTATGAAGTCCTTGAAGTAAAGTATCCATCGCGAGATCACAATAATGGGAATAAGTATTAGGAATCTGTTCATCGCTCCAGGTTCCCCACT